CGTCAACCTCCAGGGCCTGGAGTTTGAACGGGACCACGCCGCCCTCGGTGTACCGGAACAGGAACAACAGGCCGCCGTCCACTTTCTTGCGGTCAATAGCCATTCGCAGCATTTGGTTGAAAGACTGTTCCCCGGTCACGTCGCAGTTTCGGGCCTTGCACCAGCGTTTCCACGCCAGTTCAATTTCCTTGTTTAGGGCGTCGTCCCCGGTCTTGGCCCGCAGGGTGTAGCCCTTGCCCACCACGTTGCGCTTGTAGGCGTAGAGAATGGCCTGGGCAATGTCGCTATTGCGTTCCAGGTCCCTGGCGCGGGCGCGCACCACGTCGCGGCTGTTCCGGTCTGTCAGTTCTGCGCTTTCGTTATGGACCCGCCAGCCGGCGTTCAGTCGGCCAAACCCTGCGGCGTCATAACTTCGCAGGATCTCCAACTGCTGCCGCCACGCCTCGCGCTCACACGCACGGCGCGGGGAAACAGCGGCCAGAAAATTGTCAATAAAGCCCATGTTTACCTCCCATCGAAAACCGCCACAAAGGTGCGATCCAGCAGGCCGGTGGTTTCCCCGGTGTCAATCTGGGCCTCCAGGTCGTCACGCAGGGCTTTCAGCATGGACAGGTCGGCACGGGTCAGGGACCGGCTGCCGATCTTGTAGGACTGGCCGCCGGCCAGCACGGCAGAAATGGCGGCGTTTACCTGTTCCAGCATTGCCGCCGCATTTTGTGTTTTATCGCTCATAGTTCAGGGCCTCCTATACCCAGGTGTCGTTCTGGCTGATCCAGCTTTCTTCTGCCGGGCGCTCTTGCCTGGGCGCCGGCTTTTTGGCCTCCTGGGTTTTATCTTCCACGCGGTTCTGGAGGAAAAGAGATCGTACCCCCTGCATATCCGCCGCCGCTGCGGCGTACACTTCGCAGTCCAGGTAATGGTTGGCCGCATGGGACGCCTTTGGCACCCACTTCTGGACCTCTTTGCCCCCGCTCCGCTCGGTGATCTTATGCTCCGCCGTGACCTGCTCCGCATAGTCCAGATCACAGCCCTGGTACACCATCCAGGATCCGGTCCCGTTTGGTTTCCTCATGCGGCTGGCGATCATGTCCTTGTATTTTCCGCCGTCCACCAGCACCAGGGTCATGCCATAGGCCCGGCTGCCGGCTTTATTGACGGTGGAAAGTCTGTAATGGGACAGCTGGGTGGGGACGCCCTTGCAGGGCAGCACCCAGTCGGTGTTCATGGCGCAAAAATCATAAACTTCATCGGTCTGGTCGCCGCTGTCCATCAGGGCCAGGTTGACCATGACCTTTTCGCCGTTTGGCATGGAAAATTCGCGGTTCATAATCAATTCCACTTCGTTCATGGAAAGGGCCTGGCCGTGGGCAATGTTCTGGCTGGTCATAAAATCGCCCCAGGCTCGGATCGTCCAGTACAGGCAATTTTCCTGTACGTCGATCCCGGCGGTCACCAGCTTGGTCCATTCCGGCAGCGCCCATTCCGGCACGTCTGTCTGGCGCTCCATGACCATTTCGGCGTTGGTTTTCAGCTTGGTGTCCTCCCAGGGTTCCGCCAGCCAGCTGTTGACGAAATTGTGGAACAGGTCCGGGTCGTCCTTGCTTTTCATAAACTCCCTGGCGATCTCCGAAAACCTGGTAAACGGGGAGTACAGGGTGTTCATCCAAAAGGCCACGCTTTTGGCGTGTTTGGTCTTTTGCCTGACGGGTTGCCACCGCCCGGCCTGCAGCATTTTGCCCTTGTCCTGATCGGTGATCACTCCGCCGCATTTCTGGCAGGCGTACACAGCCATTTCCGCCCGGTCTGCGCTTTCCGGCACGTCCTCCTTGGACGGCCATTTGATTTGTGCGAAAACCAGTTCTATGTACTCACCGCAATGGGGACACGGGACAAAATAATGCTTTTCCACGTCCGCCTGCTCCTTGGCTTTCCAAATATGCCCGGTTTTCAGGGTCGGGGTGGAGGTAATAAAAATCTTTCTGTTGTGTCGATAGGTCTTTGTGCGCTCACGCGCCAGGGAAACCGGGTCCGCCTCCTTTTTGCTGGCTCCGGGGAACTTGTCCACCTCATCCAGGAACAGGTTGCGGATATTTGTACTGGCCAGATCCGCCGGGCTGTTGGCGCCCGTCAGATACACGGTCATGTCGGTAAATCTTAACTCCAGTTTTTTGCTTTCATGCTCCCGGTACTTTTCAGCAAGCGGGCGGCATTTCTTGATCATCGGCTCCAGCTTGCTTTCCACGACGCGCTCCGCCAGTGTGTCGGACGGGTAAACAATCATGGTCGGCGCCGGATCCTGGGAGATCAGGCTGCCCAGCATATTCTCCATGCTGGCGGTGCCACCCACCTGGGTGGGCTTAACAAACACGATTTCCTCCACCATGTCGTCGGAAAAGGTGTCCATGATCTCCACCAGGTAGGGGGTGACGCTGTTGCGCCACATTCCTGGGATCGCGTTATTATCCGGGAGAACGCGGTGCCGCTCCGCCCACTGGGACACCGGGATCCGCTCGACGGGGCGCAATTTCTGGACGGCCTTATAGATCCAGGACGGCACCGTGTACGGTTTGACGGTGTACTTTTTCATGTGCCCGGCTCCTCCCGCTGTTCCTCCGCCGCGTCAGCAAAGGCGGCCAGCATGGCCTCCAGTTCTTTCCGCATGGTTTTCTCCATGGCGCGGGCCGTCACGGCATCAACGTGGGCGGACAGTGTGCCAGCCATGCGGGCGGGAATGTTCAGGGCAAAGCGTTTGAAGCGGGCCACAAACTCCTCCAGTTCCTCGGTGGCCTGATCTGCGGCAATGTATTTTCCCTCTGCAATGGCGGTTTTCAGGCGGTGGAGTTGGCCCTGGCTTTCTTTCAGTTCCACCTCCGCCTCCAGCTTTTTCAGCGTCAGTTCCGCCGCCCGGCTGTTTTCGCCGGTTTCCTGGGCTTTCTGCTCGATGTGGGCAATGTATTTCTGGATCGTTTCGCAGGTCTTATATTTCCGGGCGCCGCCTCCTGGCGGGACCTCTGTTTCCAGGATCCCCTCCTGGGTTAGCTGCTGGATCCGTCGGACCGAATAGCCCAGCAGTTGGGCGATCACGGTTGTGCTGGCCCACTCTGGCACGGTGCCGGACAGCACCGCCGGCTTGTCGGTTTTCTTTGTCGTTTTTTTCTTCTCCGCCACCGGCAGCACCTCCATTTCATGCCCAGGCTGGTGCCCTGCTGGAGGGTCCGCCGGTTTCGCTTTTCCCGGTTTTGGGTGGTTTCGCTTTTTCGCTCCGTTCCTTTCCTCGGTTATACCCCCCTTTAGGGGGTATAAGATTTTGGCCTTTCCAAAAATCCGTAACGTAACAGCCCCAAAAATTGCCCCTCCCATGGGGGAAGTTTCCGGGCCTCGTTTGCCCCGCACGGCCCTTTCCTCCAGGAAGGACCCAGACAGGGGGGTGGGGGTGTCGATAAAGGGAGGCCCTGGGCGCCCCTCGGCAAAGGCACCCAGGGCGGAGGGTTGCGGCTGGTCCGCTGCGCCTGTCGTGCGCGGCGGGCGGGGTGAAAGGAAGTCAAAGCCCCCACGGTATGCTCCCCAGCCTCGGCGTGGAAAGCAAAAGGGCCGCCGGATCTTTCACCGGCTGGCCCTCATGTATTCTTTTCAGGGTGTCACCCCTGCGCTGCTTTCCATGCTACCAATATAGCACAGGCAAATGTCCGATAGTGTCCGAACTTTCAAAATCTTTTCCGGGTCACTCTCTTGGTTCCTGGGCCTGCATAAACTTGTCCACCAGTCTGCGCGCCCGCTTGTTCTCCATGATGATCTCCAGGGCGGCGTTGTAATAGTCGTTTACCCTGGACCGGCTCATGTGGACCTCCTGGCAAATGCGCTCCCATTTCTTGCAGTCTATGTGTCGCAGTTCCACCACGGTGCGCTCCATGCTGTTCTGGGGCAGCAGGTCGATCAGGTCCATAACCTGCAACACAGTTCTTTCCATGGCCTCCCGCTGTTCGTCGATCCGGTCCTCAACCTCCGCGATCCTAAAGACAACGGACACGGCCCCGTCGCTATTGGCCTGGGTTCTCCTGGTCGGCATGGTCCTGTATGCAGATCCCAGGGTGGGCGCCTTTAACTCCCGCACCAGGTTGTCATGGCGGCGCTCCAATATTCTTTTGCGTTCCCGCGCCATGTGGAACTGCTGCAGGTATTCCTTTACGGCGTCGCGGCAGGCCGCGTCCATTGTCTTTTCGCTCATGTTTACACCTCGGTTATGTCGATCCCAAAACGGTCTTTCATCATTTTTCGCTTGTTGATATATTCCCTGGTCCGCGTGGGCCGGCTCTTTACGTCCTCCACCACCTTTTCCCACTCTCCCGTGTCAACGTCCGGGATTGTGGCATATTTTAAAACCTTGGGGCGGTAGTATGTAAAATCGGCCTTGTAGCGGATCGCCCGGACGCGGCGGCCCTCTGTGTCTGTGTATGCCTCTTGCAAAGTGAAATCCACCTGCAGGCGGAGGTCCCGGATCTGGCCCTGGTTTTGCAGGCTGATCAGGGTGTCGTACCTGCGGGCCTCTTTCTGGCTGTCAAAGTGCAGCACATTCCCGGACGGGGTGATCCGCTCGGTTGGGCTGTTGTGGTACTTCCTGGCCTTTTCAGGATCCTGCGGCGCGACGGCGGAGGGCATAGGCCCCCGCCGTGCTTGCTGCTCCATGTACTTTTTCATGGCCTGCGCCTGGTATTTTGGCGGCAGGTCGCTGACGTTGATGGCCATTTATTTGCCCTGGCAGTTTCGGTTCTCTCGGTCTGCCAAACAAAAGGGCGCCAATATATGCCTGGGTTACCCGGATCGCCTCCTCCGTGGTGGCTCCGGCCCCCAGTGTGGCCCGCATAAAGATCAGGGACATTTCTGCAGTTGCTCCCAGGCTCTTTTCCAGGGCCTCAATGTTCGGCGCTTTGTTGTTTTCCATCGGCGTCCACTCCGTTCTCAATTTCGACGTATTGCCAGGACATTGGCGGACGGGTCAGGCCGAACTCCTCCAGTTTCCTGGGCACTTCGTATTTTCGCGGGTCTTTTACGATCCAGCCGCAGAGGCTCCCGCCGGGGCCGCCGGCGTACTCCACCAGATCGCGCAGCGGGACACAGGACTGTTTTTCCATCCCGGCCAGCAGGTTGGTTTTTACCCACCCGCCACAAAGGAACTGCCCCTGGATCTCTCCGGTTCCGCTCACATAGACCAGCACCAGCATGGGCCAGGGTTCCGTGCCTCCGGCTCCGCCGCGTGGCATGGTTTTTCTGATCTCCATGGTCTTTTCGCGGGTCAGGATCTTTTCCCACCATTTGGGTTTCATGCTCATAACCACAGCGCGCATTTTCCGGTCCTCACTTTCGATCTGACACCGGAATAATACGGCATTTATCCACCGCAAACTCCGCCACATGGTTCAGGGCGATACAGGCCAGCACCACGTCCGCCATAAGGGCGTCCGCGTCCTCCTGGCCGCGTCCCTCTCTGTTCATGGCCAGCAGGTTGTTGGCCAGGACGTTGCCCAGGTCCTCCAGGTTCTTGGCCGCTTCGATCCACCGCTCTTTCGGCAGGGTGTACCCGATTTCGATTTTTTCCACGGGTCACACCTCCCACGGGAACGCAGAGGCGGGGAGATCCGGGAAATGCTCCCGCAGGTTGCCCTTGTAAAACACGGGGATCTCGTTCTCCTCGCAAAATGCGGCGATCTGGTCCACCCATTCCCGCAGGGGCGCCACCTTGTTGGCGCGGTTTCCGGTTTCGGCCCCCAGGATCACCCACTGGGGCAGCCCCTCCGCGTCCTCCATGGTCACAGGCCCCAGCAGGGGTTCCATGGACCAAAAGGCGTTGATGTTTGCCCAGGGCATGGAGTACATGGCCACGGCGTCCTGGTTGGCCACGGTGGACCCATACCAGAAGTTTTCCCCATGGGGCAGCAGGGCCATGTGGTCCAGTTCCATGTATCTGGCCGGGTTCTTGGTCAGGAACAAATAGCGGTGCTGCGGCGCCCGCTGGCAGGCGTCCAGGACCTCCACGATCCAGGACGTGGGCACCCACTTCCCGAACAGGTCCGCCATGCTGCACACGAAAACGGTCTGGGGTTCCGCCGTCCGCTCCGGCAGGTTCAGCCGGTAGCGGTGCAGGGTAGGCTCAAAGCCGAACGGGTACGGCGTGGCCTTGATCTTGCTGTCCAGCACATGGAGGCCGCCAGGCATGGCCTTGTCGTCCTCCAGGCCCGCGTCAAAGCGGTGGGCGGTGCGTCTTGCGTAGCAGTAGGGGCAGCCATGCCAGCAGCCCGTGACAGGGTTCCAGGACATAGTGGCCCAGTCAATTTTCGTTTTATTCATCGTCAGGATCTCCTTTCCATTCGTTCACGATACAGTCCCGGCAGTTGCAGTCCGGGCAATAGTGGCACAGATCGAAACCGTCCTTGTATGCGGCCCGGATCAGGGCCTCCAGGTCCGGTATGTTGATCTGGCGGTTGGGGCGGATCAGTTCCACCACTTTGGCCAGGTAGTTGGCCGCGTCCCAGTCCCCGAAAATCAGCGCCGGTCCGTCCGGCTCCATCGTTTCCGGGTTCATTGGCCAAATGGCCACGCTGCCGCCCTCCGGGTCCGCCTCCCATTTTGCTTTGGTTTCGCTTTCTGTCTGGCCGTCGGCGCCGATTTGCCGGCGGCCCAGGTGTGTGGTTCCCACGCCTATGCCGATCAATCCCATGTTAAAACCTCCCCAGTGTTTTATACGGCCACAGCCTTTTCAAACTCTGCCATTGTCCTGATCTCTCCGCCGCACCACTCCGGCAGGTTCGCCCGCACCAGGGCGGTGGCGAACGGAGGCGGAACAGCGTTGCCGCAGCGGGCCACCTGCTTGGTCTTGCCGTAGACGTTGCCCTGATAGTCCCGCTCGATCTTGTAATCATCCGGGAAACCGTTGGCCCGGTACAGTTCGCGGGGCGTCAGCATACGCAGGCCAATGTCAGCCATGAAATACCAGGCGCCGCCGATCAGGAACAGGATCACCTCGTTGTCCTCCAGCTTATAGCCGCAGTATTCATTCAGGGCCGCCCGGATCTTTGGCCAGTTGCGGAGATCCGCGCCCGGCGTTACCTCTGTCACTTCGGTGGTGACTACGCCATGGTGACCTCCGCCGGCGGTGATTGTCTGTACCGGCTCGGTGGCTGGGCCGCCCAGGTTGGTGCCTTTCATCTTGACCAGGCTGGCCAGGGTGACGCCCTCCCGATCTTTTGCCATTATCGTGTGCAGCGGCTCGTTTACGTCTTGCCCGTGCTGGCAGGTGTTGTAATACTTCGTCAGGGTGGCCGCCGCTATGCCGTAGCGGTTGGAGGCGTCAATGGTCATTATGGGATCCGTGACAGCCTGGCCCCTGACGTGTTCGGACTGTTCCGTGTGATACTGGATCATGGCCGGGCACACCACGCACTCCTCCGCCTTGGAAACCTGGGTGTGGGTCGGCTCGGTCACGCTGCGGCCTCTGTCCCCGCCGCTGGTCTGGCCGATTGCGGCCAGGGTGGGGGTGATCAGCATTTGATGGCCGCCGGCGCCGCTGCCGGTGATCGTGTTTACCGGGTCAGTGATCGCCGTTCCCACGGCGTTCTCGTTGTTGTGCATGGTCAGCGGGGCCATGACCGGATTGGCCACGCCATACCCGTGCTTTGCCGTGATTGTCTGGAGCGGGTCGCCCAGGCTTTGGCCCCGGAACTCTCCGGCGTGGTTCACGATCACCAGGAACGGGTTGCCGGATTTGATCACAAACTTGTCCACGCCACGGGTCATGCGGCGCATGGTGTTGGGGCGGAGGGGGCGCTGGGCGTTCAGGCCGTGTTTTTCACGGACCTGCTCCCGCGTGTCAAAGATGGACGGGCAGGGCAGGGTCCAGTCGATGATCTCCGCCGCGCTGCGCCACGGCTTTTTCTTCCCGGTCTTGACTTCCGGGCTGTCTGCCGGCGCGTGGGTGGGTTCTGGCCATGTGATCGGCAGGCCGTCGCACCTGGCGATCAGGAAAAACCGCTTTCGCGTGGTGGGTGCGCCATAGTCTGCCGCCACCAGTTCCCGCCATTCCACGGCATACCCCAGGTTTTGGAGTTGTGACAGCCATTTGTGGAACGTCTTGCCGGTCAGCTTTTTCACCGGCTTGCCCTTGCGGACGGGTCCCCAGGTCTGGAACTCCTCCACGTTCTCCAGCATGATCACGCGGGGGCGGACTGTACCGGCCCAGCGCAGAACGATCCAGGCCAGGCCCCTGATATTCTTGTCCACAGGCTTGCCACCTTTGGCCTTGCTGAAATGCTTGCAGTCAGGGGAGGCCCACAGCAGGCCCACCTTGCGGCCTCTGCACACTTCCACGGGGTCCACGTCCCACACGCTGGCCTGGTAATGCTCGGTGTGCGGGTGGTTTGTCCGGTGCATTAGGATGGCGTCAGGGTCGTGGTTTATGGCCACATTGACCACCCGGCCCGTTGCCAGTTCAATGCCGGTACTGGCGCCGCCGCCGCCGGCAAAACTGTCCACTATGATTTCATCCAGGAAACTGATCTGCGCGTTGCTCATTTCTGGCCACCTCCCAGGATCCTGTCGATCTCCTCTTGGGCCGCCGCTTCGGCTGCACAGTACGGGCATTTCCCGCCCATCCATCCGGGCAAATAGCTGTTGTGGCACTTGTCGCACAGCACGGCGTCCGGTTCTTCCTCCGCCAGCTGGGACATATAGCCTTGCAGGGCCATAATTTCGTACATTCTGACGTAGGACCCATAACGGGCGCTTGCCAGATCCATGGCCAGGGCCTCCGCCTCCTTGCGTGGGACCATAATGGCCTGATTATCTGCGGCACGGCTGCCTGGCTTTACCCAGCCAGCGCGCGGGGCCGTTCTGTATTTCATGGCCAGGTCGCAGGCCGCGTTATACTTCTTTGCAAACTCGCTCATTTTCTGCCGCCTCCCGTCATATCCATGTAAAGGGCGCACGGCTTTCCGGTGCGCTGGCACATGGCCCACTCCACCATGGCGCCCTGACTTTCCCGGTAGTCCG